TATTCAGCACAAAGACCGCAGACAGTGATACCCGTTCACTCACTACCGTAACACTACCAGTCGCACCGGCAAACATCGCCGCAAATATCGCCTGTGCATCCATTGAAACATCGGGGGCGGCTGGAGTAACCTACACCAATCCGCTCGCATACATCCAAGCAGACGGGTCAAACAACAAAATCAATTTCAGGGCATCGGTAGTCGGCACAATTGGACAATTTATCTCGTATGAGATATCGGGGTCTTATGAAGTAGCGTGAGGGTAATGACGGCAAATTCCCGAACCTGATTGCGCAATTAGGAGAAATTAGAATGGAAGTTCAGACGACTACAATGTTAATAATACTTTTCGCAGGTATCATATTTACGACCTTCATGTTCGGATATCGAAAAGTATCCGAAGGTCAGACCTTCGACATGGAACGCTATGCAAAGACTCTTGGGTATGTTGCCCTACTTGCCCTAGGTTCGTATGTTGCAACAGGACTTGTACCTGATTTCGCCGCAATACTGGCGCAACTTGAACAGGGTATTCCCAATGCACAGGAAATTCTCGCACTTGCGACTGCGGTTTTATTCGGAGTTATAAACTTCTTCCTAAAAAAGACCTCGCCCGCCGCTCCTGCACAAATGGTTAAACCGGCAGTTTCAACACCGAGCGTATCAGTCCCCGCCTATCTTAATTATGGTCTCGGGAAAGTCCTTGGAATCTACGGACATTCTGCATTGGCCAACCCGCCAAGGCCATCGCAGACCTTTGACATAAATATGATTCCGACCCTGTTCTTCGATGTTGAGGTTGTTCGTTCTGGTACTATTGCGATGCAACTCATCATCGACAACATCATCCAGAAAAAGTGGATGCCAGATATGCAGGGTCTCGAACCATACCAGACAACAGATTTGGGGGTTATTGGAGCAATTCAACCATACGCCTTCAATATCTGGTACAACGAACAGACTCCCGGGGAACATACCATAAATATCTGGCTTGGATATTATGATGTGGCCGGAAAAAACCCAGTGTGGGTAAGCAACAATATCTTTAAGGTCACTCTCACAGGAAAGAAATCCCCAGAGTAACCTTTTTTTGTTGCACATATGATATGATATTATATGGAGGAAAAATGAATGTAAAGTTCGGTGGAAGAAACGGAACGGTAACGGGAACAACAACTGCATCTTACGTGGTTGCACTTTCTGTTGAAGGAGATGGGTTCATCAATGGTAAAACCATCTTCCAGATATCAGACCTTACTGGTGCAACCCTTACAATGAAGTACAAAATCAACGGGTACTACTCGACGCATCCCGACTGTGTGGCGACTGCTGTAAAGGCAGAGACGACCATCGCCAATGCAACACCCATCGTCAACACCGATGCAGACAAACCATTTGCAAGGATTGACGTACTGGTTACTAATGGTTCCGGGGCTTGTGCATATCAGATTGACTACATCGTATATTGAGGGGAAACATGGAAGCAGCAATCAACTCATGGGAATTCAATCCAAGAGAGATTCTCCTGAGTCCACGCAAAGTCAAGGGGATTTTCCATAAGCCAATGATTGACAAAGACGGAGAGTTCATAACCGCTGATGCAATCAGAAAGTCCATCCCTGACTACATGCACCTTCCAGCCCTTCACGATTTCCACAAAGAGAGACCCGTTGGTATCGCCACAAAGATATACGAACTGTCCGGTGGAAAGTTCTTCTTTGAGGGTGTCATTAAGGCAACCGCAGACTGTGACGATATATGGCAGAAAATCTCCTCGGGAAATTATGACCAAGTTTCAATCTTTGGGAAGAGAACGGCTTACAATAGTAACTGCAATCTCCCACAAAACATGAGAAGCGGCCCCTGTATTACTGATGGTGTAAGGCTCGACTCTATTTCCGTGTGTGATGAAAACGCCCGGAACCCGCAGACTTCTCTGGAAGTCCAGAAGGCTAAAGTTCTTTTTGATGCACAAACAATTATAAAGGCAGAGGATTCAAGTTCTTCTCTAATGCACTCATCAACGGACTACGCCGGAAAGAAAGTTCGCGTATCTGTTAAGAAATGCCCTGCCTGTAAACGGGAAGAGCCGAACACTATTTCTAAGGAGGATGGCGATGTGACAGAAGAAGTCGAAAAGGGAAAGTTCGACAGTATGGGACGTAACTATAAACGTCCAACCACAACTGAGGAACCAGTCCCGCCAAAGGAACGCAATGAGAGTCAAAAGGTGAGGATTCGTCAGGCTCGTCCGGGTGAGAAGTTTGAGAAAGCCAATGGTGATTACGAGTATAGTGAAGACAGACCAACGACAAGGGACAAATCCCCCCATACTTCAAATATCTCCGGTGAGAAGAAGGAGAAACAACCCGCTCCAAAAGGGAGATATAATCCCGGTACACCAAGATATGCACCAGAAACAAACCCTCCAAAAACGGAAGCAAGAAGCGGAAACCCACCTTCTGAAAGGAAACCCGGAGAAGCGGCTCACAACAAACCGCCAGCAGGTCATAAACCAACGGGAAATGTAAAGTTCACATCCCATACTACTAAAAGGGGAACAGAACCCATGGCCACCGTTGGTGCTGAGTACGGTCATCCCGGTGCAAAGATTGGCGGTAATCAACTTGTTCCCCCGGATAATAAAGAAAGACCCGAAAATACCAAACGGAAAAACAGTGTTGGTACTAAACTAAAGTCAAGGTCTGAGAAGGCTGCGAATTATCCCGAGGGAAAAGCACCCATCAGTGAAATGACAAGAGAACAACGGTTGGCGTGGGGCAAAAAGAATTCCCGCCATAATAAAGAACCATTTAAAAAAGGAGATGAACACGGTGATGATATGACGGAAGAGGTTGAAAAATCGGTTGCAGAAGACCTTGAAGATGAATCCTACGATGAAGATGAGGACAAGGACTTCAAACATGCAAAGTCCACTGACAAAGATGGTAAGTGGAGCAAAAAGAAAGACCCCGATGGCACGGTGAAAATGTCTAAGGCTGAAGAGGAAGGGGACGTAGAAAAGGCTGAAGACGAACCTGTTGAAAAGGCAGAGGAAGAGCCCAAGAAACAGAAGAAGGGCAAACCATCCGAAGCCGAAGAGGAAGAGGAGGACGAAGAAGAGGAAGAAGAGGTTGAAAAGGGACAGTATGACCGCGAACCCAAATCCTATCTCCATGGAAAGTCCACTCACCAATATAACAAAGACACCCTAAAGGAGGGTGGCAGTGCAAAGCACTCTCAGGCAATGGGCAAAATCACCAGAACCTTAAGGGCAAATGTGAAAACCCATACGGCAACCCACGCACAAAACAAAGATGATGCCGCAGCCGGTCTCAAAAATATGACCAAAGCGGATGAGGAGGACGAAGAGGAAGTTGAAAAGGGTGGATACTCAAGGGCAGGAAGAAGTGCTACTGCTGGTAAGAACAAACTCGGCATGGGACAAGAAGCCAGTAAAGACAGGGGTGCAAGAAACACTGGTAAAATCATGCACCGCCTCGGACGGGAAAATCCAGAAATTGGCGAGCGTCTGAAAAGCATGAAGAAATCAGGAGAACAAATGGACGAAAATGAGACTGACGTTGAATACGTCACAAAGGCACTCGTTCCAATCGAAGAGATTGACACGATTGTAAAGGCACGAACTGAAGAAATTAGCAAAGCCTACATGGGACAACTTGAAGAAATCAAGAAAGCCTATGATGTAAAGTTTGTCGAACTCTCATCCAAGATTGAGAAGATGGAACAGGAGACTATCCGTAAGGGTGCGAACCCAGTAATCATCCCCGAACTTCTCAGAATGTCGGGTGAAGCAGCGACCTCAAATGCAGATGCCATTGCGCGGATGCAGGCAGGAAGAACATGATTGACACATCTATTGTAGCAGGACTTCGCTTCGGGGGATTCCCGCAGCACCACCAGAATGACGCCGAACTAATCGGTGAGATTATGTGGAAAGGCAAGCCCAACGGCTCCCGCGTTACCACAGCAGACCTCATAAAAGCAAGAGAGGCTTTCCTTACTGCACCAAACGCGGGGATGCTTCCGCTCCTCCCGCCAATCCCAGACGAGTACATCCAGAAGGCAATCTTTGAAGGCCCGGGTCAGAAGTTAATGAATGGGGCTACCACTCAGGACGAGTACGACCAGAGGATGTCCCCACTCCACAAGGCTCTTGCACAGGACTCCGCGAAATATCAGGATGACCTTGCAAAGGCAATCTGCATGGAACTTCCCGATGGGAACGAAATCAAAAAGGCGCTGACTGCGGCATCGAGTAACTTGATGCACGTTATCGCTGACCAAGATGTGACCTACCTGTATAAGAGGCCGTATCCTGTTCAGGCGCTCATTCCCACTGAAGCCAACAAAGGTAAGACTGCAAACTTCGATATCGTTGGCCCATATGACTTCGGTTCAGCCGCCTTTGGTGTTGAAGACCAGTTGTTCCAAGAGTCGGATATCACCACGTACAACCGTTCACAGTATGTGAAATATCTGTATGCAGTTGGTCGAGTGACCAAGGCCGCCCAACTCGCAGGTCTCGCACAGATTCCCGCCCGAGACGTTCTCGCAATCCGCATTGATGCGGCGCAGGATGCACTCCGGGCTCTCCGTGAGAGGGCGTTACTCGGTGTAACCCTCGATGTCACCAGCACATCAAACCTGTTCAGGTCAGTTGCCGCAGCAGGAGACAACTTCTACAACGGTCTATACAACATCATCACCGCGAACACCGCCGGTACTTCCGGCGACCAGACTTGGATTGCGTCCAACGGTGGAACGTATGACCAGATTATGGCAGACCTCGACACCACATACAGGACGATGGTCAAGTTCGCCATGCAGCCAAACCTCGCACTCTGCGACTACCGCACCTTCGGTATCATCCGGCGCGGTCTGATGGAGTACTTCCGTACCGAACCCACCATGCAGTTCACACAGGGTATCAGCAAAATCAACCTTGTCTTCCCCAACGCAGACGGACTCCCGCTCGTACCACACCCGTTCCTCCCAATGGGAGCAGGGTACGGAACCATCATGCTCGTTGACACCCGGCTCTGGGCTCGGCGTTCACTCTGGCAGGATATGTTTGAGGAACTGGCCAAAATCAACCTGTCACAGAAATTCGTAATTTCTGCGGCTGAGACCCTCGTTGACAAGTCCGACATCGACGCAGCAAGTTCACTCCACGGTGGCGTGTTCAGCATCGCCTGAGGAGCCTGAAAAATGGCAGCAGCAGAGATAACCCCCAAATACTGGAATGACGTTCACGCCATTTCGGTAAAGGGACGTTTTACTCAGGCGGCAGCAAGTGACTGGATTGTTCTCCCATACCCCGGGGCTAAAAATATCAAAGCAACGACGTATGAGGGAACGGAAGAAACAACCTTCACGTATGGAACTATCAGGGTAAACAACCCCGCTCCCGCAACTGCGTATTCAGCAACGGATACGCAGATTGTGTTTGACACCGGGAAGATTACCCGACAGTTACCCTACTATGTCCAGACCACAAGTGGTGAGATAATCATGGTCTATACAGAAACGGACGCGACTGCGGCTACTGGTACTGCTTCCTGTTTCCGGGGATGTCTCGGAACCACAGCAAGCGCAACAGGGCTGGCAGATAACGACTATCTGTATGTCCAGAACATGATTGTCTTCGGAACCGCAACCGTCGGTGTGGTTGACTTCGAGTTTATCCCACTCCCGTATGAGTACCGGGCAAGAATGTTTGAGTAAGGAGGAAAAAAATGGCAAGCGAAATTACCCCAAAAGTCTGGAACTACCAACATGAGGTTCCAGTAAAGGGCCGGTTTCTGAAGGCTGCTACCTCTGATTGGATTGTCCTCCCGTATCCGGGTGCGGCAAACATCAGGGGCAACCTTTACACCGGCGCTCAGGAAACGACTCTGACCTTCGGGACAGCAGCAATCAATAACAGTGGAACTGCTTACACGGCTACCGACACTTCAATCGTTGTCACTACTGGCAAAATCACCCGGCAGGTTCCGTACTACATTCAGACCACCAGTGGCGAAATCATAATGGTTGTGAGTGAGTCGGCTGTCGGAAGTGCAGATTCAACACTGAAGGTTATCCGTGGATGTCTTGGGACAACCGCAAGTTTAACCGGAGTAGCCCACACCAACACCGTGTACATCAAGAATATCGTCGTGTTCGGGCAGGCAACAACCGGATACGTTGACTTCGAGTTCAATCCATTACCGATGGAACCGAAGGCAAAACTGTTCGCCTAAGGAGGAATAAAATGTCATGGCTGTATCGTCTATTCAAAAGAAATGTTGATGTGACGAGCATTACGCTCGATCCATCTGTGACTGGCGGGTTAATCGTACCCGCCATAACGCTTAGTGCGAACTCAACAGGACTTCGTACTGTCCAATCTGCTGTAACGGTATCTGCGACAGGGGCGTATATCCCGACTCAGGTTTACCTCAGTGTCGCAGCAGACGCAGGAAGCACAGTTGGTGCAGGATACTTCAAGGTTGTAACTGCGGCGGCAATGACCGGGCAGATTGCAACCCTGATGGTCAGGACTGGCATATACCACAATGTCTTTGATGCCTATGGGTTAATGTCCCATATCGTCTTTGACGCTGCAACGGTGGCAACAACCGATGCCAATGCTCACCTTACCGCCCTGTCTGCAAAGGTAACTTTCGCAGGTGGAACGGTATCGAAGGGATGGGTAACAGCCGGTCTCTTCATTGTCGAAGGTGCTGGAACTTGCAGTCAGTTGTGCTACGGTGTCAGCATCGTTGTTGAAGCCGGAAGTACCGGGTGTCAGGCTCTTCTTCACCTGAATGATGACGTTGGGACAACTCCTTACTTCAAGTTCAGTGGAGCGGAGGGTACTGGAAAGAGTATCTACACTCACACGGCTGCCGGGACTCAGCATGGAACCATCGCTGTTCTGATTAACGGTACTGCAAAGTGGCTACCATTCATGGCTGCGGAGTAATCATGCCTAAAGACAACGAACCAAAACCAAAACCGGAACCCTATGTAGTTCCAGAGAAGCGCAAGTCGAAAGACCAAGAATAATCTTTTTAATTTTTGTCGAGGGTGATTAAGATGGACACGAAACTAAACTGTGGAGAAAGACTCATAATATTGAACGTCATGCCAAAGGAAGGGAACTTCATTACCCTTCGCATGATACGGAACCTTGTTCAGAAACTCGGTTTAACAGCAGAGGAGATTGTTGACTTTCAGGTTGAGGAAGCCCCGGGTGGACAAGTCCGGTGGGGGCAAATGGGCGCTATTGAAAAGGAGTTCGAGTTTGCTCAGGCTGAAGTTGACCTCATAAAGAAGCAACTCAAAAAGATGGACGACGATGGAAAACTCACCAATGATACATTCACCGTTTATGAAAAGTTCTGCATGTGAGAGTCACTATGGAAATCAAACCCGAGATGCTTGGGAAGATTGTTGATGATTCACATTACAATTTTCACGTAACGGCAAAATCAAAGGTTATCAATGCCTATCACAAAATGAAAAGTGGCAAGGACTTTTTCCTTGCCTTAACAAAACTCGATTTTAAAACAGACCCGCGATGGCTTCGCAATTCCTGTAATGACCCCTCTGTAAAAGCACTCCTTGATATCCTTGAGGAATACAAGACGGCTGAACACAGGCCAGCCCGGGCAAAGATTCTGGTAACTCTCTTTGAGTATGCCATCGGACTCTACGCATCAGACCTGTTCTTTCGGGAGAGGGGAGCATGGCTTATCAGTCAGATAATCAAAAGACAGGGGCAGTTCGGGGTATGTAAAATCCCCATGTTTCAACCCGAGAACTGGTATCCTATGGGGCGCAACAACACCGGGCGGGGTGAAAGTGGAGACCTGTATCAATGGGAGAACAAACCGGATGCACCTTCTATCGAGGAAGAATATGCACTCTGGTATGGTGTCGATGTTACCGGGGAAACCATTAACATTGACCAGTCTAATAAAGAAAGGATAATCAAAGGACAACGGGAATGGATGGAGGCAAACGGGCTTGCTGAAATCTG